TAAATCCAACAATAAAGCGGTAATTATGAATGGGTATTATGACTTATTTTTTAATGGTTATCAGCTCAATATATTCAAATATTACAAGTATTTTTAACATTTTATGTATTTAAATTACGTTTTTAATGTCAAATTAATGTCACAGCTATTTTTTATAATGTCACAAATCATATGGCTTATAGATAATCATTTAGTCTCTGTTTCTTCTATATTATATTCATATATTCTGTATTTTTCAAATAAAATAATAAATTGAACATATTACTTCATAAAGTGAAATTTAATTTTAAAAAATATAAAATCATTAATCTGCAAATTTTTTCCCGTCTTTAATTTGAGAAATTTTTAATGCTAATTCAATTTTTTTACGATATTTTTCTAAAGTATCACTATCATTGCAAATTTCTTTTAATGCTAAAAAAATGATATGTGCTGATTCAACACTTCTTAAATCGTACTCACCAAAATCTGAAGTTGATAATTCTGAAGCAGTTGGTATTAAGTCTAAATATTGATCTAGCGTACTAATAGCCAGGGCTACATCTTGACTGTTAATAATGTCTTTATATATTTGAATTTCTGTGCTATACTCTTCCTGTTCATAATAATTAGTTATATTACCTAGCATTTTAATTTATACCTCCAACGTTTTTCTTTTATGCTAACATATTATTATATGATTATCTATAAAAATTAATCATATAATTTCTAAAAATAAAAAGACCAGGGATTTCTCCCCGGCCAAATTATTATCCTGTGATACCATCTACGATCGCTTCCGCAATCTTCTTGTACCCCACTTTCTTATATAGATCATAGTCATCTTTATCATCGACAAAACATACTTCGACTAAAATCGCTTTATTAATCGTATGGTTAAGGTAATATAAACCGCCTGTTGTTTTGATTCCTCTGTTCGTAAATCCAAGTTTCTTCATATTATTAAGGATTCTGTTACCTACAACCTTTTTGATACCTTCTTCTTTTGTACACCAGATTTCTGTACCTGCAATTTTCTTGTCTCCCTTGTGATCGTTTCGACCCGAATTAAGATGAATCGAAACATCTAATGTTGCTTGTCTTTTGTTGCACTTAGTACAGATCTTTCTGAGAACGTCCATCTGACTAGTTCCGTTGCTGACTGTACAATTATATGCCTTATGTCCTTTTTTCTTTAATAACCTTACGACTTCTTTACAGATTTTTCTGTCTTCTCTGCTCTCGTCTAATAAGTCGCTTGCTCCACACGCGATTTTTCCACTTGGATTATGTCCACCGTGAATATTATATACTGCCATGCTTTTGTACCTCCTATTCTTCCTCGCATTCTGGAATCCCCGCAACGCTTGTTAATAATGACACAACTCCAGACAATGCAGCTGTACCTAAAACTGTTACCCAATCTACCTGTTGTATCATTGTTGCTGCAGGAATAAGAGCTACAGCTGTCTGTGCCATCGTCTTTACTGCTCTGATTGCTGCACTCTTGATCCATTTTCTTGTATCTACGTTTGCTTTTAATACTGTGTTTTTAAACATTTCTCTTACCTCACATTCCTATTTGTTTCAGAACAAATCCAACCGTTGCCCCGAGGAGAGTGGTTAGTACATAAAGTGATACACTTCTCCACTTTTCTCCATCTCGCCCTTCTAGATCCTCTAGTCGTTTCCCTTGTTCTGTTTGTTTATTTAACATGCATTCCATGTTGTTTGCCAGTTTTTGCACAGACAGCGTAAGATCATTGATCTGTCTTACCGTATTTTCCAACACTTCCAGTCGTTTGTTTATTCTGCTATTTTCTTTATCCTGGCTCTCCTTGTATTCCCTGTGCTCCCCTTTTGTTAAATATTCATCCATACTGCTCCCTTCTTTATTCAACTACTTCTGCATCCTGAATCTCGTAAAATTTATTTGTAAACTCCGCGATGTCTTTTCTGATCTGCACTTTATTTGCTTTATAGAGATCCCGATCCTGGATTGTCTGGTTTACATTATCGTTACCAGCTCCGTCGCTAGTTACGTTTGCAGATAAATAAACCACCTGTTTATCTACATCCCCATCCTTTACTGTGATTGTTCCTGTAAGTGTTGTACTTTTTCTTGTTTCTAGCATAGTTATGCTCCTTTCATTTTCGCATAAATATAGGCATCAGCGGTTAAGCCAATGCCTGAGTTAATTCTTTTATTGTTTTTTCTGCCTGCAATAATCTTGTCTGCAAGTCAGTGATGATTGCTTCGTGCATATCAATCCGTCCAGATTCGTAAGACATCTGTTTACGAGTCTTTTGGATCATATGTGTATTGAGTGAAATGAACTCTTCATAAGCAAGACTGTACTGATCGGTCATGTGATCTGTTTGTGCAGGAGTCCATTCTGGATCTTTTGTGAAATCATCATAACAGAATGCAGCAAAATCAGTGGAACTTAGATTTGCAATGTCCATTGCTTTCTTGACATCCTGTGCGATAAATCCAGTATGAACCCGATCATGTCCTTCACCTTTCCATTTATATGAAACAGGTTTAAGATTATCGAAGAGTTTTTCGTATCTACTGTCTTGAGTCTTAATATCTTCTTTTAATCTACGATCAGATGTAGATATCGATGCGTTTGCAGCATAGACTCTTTTCCAGAGCGCACTTGCTGATCCTAAATTAAGAGTTTTATTTGCTGCGTTATTATCGTTAGCATTGTAAGTGCAGAAACGTGCGGCACTAGAACCAATACCAACTCTATAATCTCCGGCAGTCAAATACCAGTGGCCATGAGATTTTGCTGCATAAATAGTAGATATAAGCTTTCCGTTTTCTGTTACACCAGCTTCAGATAAGCCCGCATAAATGATTCCTTGTGCTGCTGATTTGATACAAATACCAGAAGGTGAGAAATATGCCCATCCCTCAGGTGCATTACTTCTAAGTATCCATGTATTATCAAATGTATATATACTTAATCCAATTGAATCGTCGCCGTTATCGAATGTACAGTTTCGCAGAGTACCTTTTGTAGCTGTAATAACTCCTGTCACGTTCGCATTTTCTAATGTCGCACCACTAGAAACCAATTGTCCGTTATATCCAACTCGAAATGGTGCTGAATTGCTATCATCTCCTCCAGCCCAGAAAGCTTGATTACCAGACATGCCGGCCGCGGTCGTTCCGCTACCTGCTTTAAGATATGAATCCTTCCCATCGATAATAAATTTACCAATCTGCCCACCTGTAGCAGTAAGTTTACCAGTAATATCGACATTCGTAAATGTACCGGATGTAGCATTGATCTTACCTGTGATATCTGCTTTTGTAGCACGTAAGCTACCATCGTGTCCAACTCTGAATAATGCATTAGCACTATCATCTGGAGAAGAAGCACCTGCCCAAAATGCCCATGCAGTACTTTCTTTTCCTATTCCAGCATATCCTGAAGATGTTCCATTATACAGTTTTCCTTCGGTAATAGTCCATCCAGCAATCGTTCCTTCTTTTGCAGTGATACTTCCGCTAAAGGTTCCTGTTGCACCAGATAGTTTCACACCTGTGATCGTACCTGTTGCTGTAACATCCTTCGCAAAGATTCCTGTGACGTCAATTCTGTCGGCATTAACTTTTCCGGTTGTGATGATTGAACCGTCTATAGTTGTCTGATCTGCAATCATCTGTTCAGCGGCGATTGTTCCACTTGGCAAGTCTGCATTTTCTCCAGACCATGTTACAGATATTAAGCCATTGTCATATGGATTAATATATTTAACAACTCTACCTCCGTCCCACACTTCTGATTTATATAAATATAAATCCCATGTACTGGTTGTAGTTTTAATAATTCGCCAGCATTTCGAAGGTTGTCCTGTTTGCCTAAAACTAGCTAATCCTGGATCGGGATTATCAGCATTCTTGAATTGTATTCTGCACTCTGTATATCCATGATTTCTGTGATTTACTCCGATAATAATGTCTTGGTTCGTATAATTACCACTAATTTTAATCGTTGCTATTTTCCAACAGACTTGAGTGTTTCCGACACTGCTAAGATTTAAATATGAAACATTCGTTTTATTATTGATGGTATCTTTCAGAGATTGATCAAAACTATTAAAAGTAACTTTCCCAGTCAGATTAATATTATTTGCAATAGCAGTCAAAGCATTGTCGGTTAATACTAAATTACTTGATGTACTTTCACCCTTAACAATCCACTCAAACTTCTTAGCGGTCTGATTTGCGATAGTTTCTACCGCTGTGATCTGCTGATCTACATCTTCAGGGGCTGGTGTCCAGTCTGTAGAAACATTGCCTTGTTCAACTTTCAACTTCCCAAATTTCAAATAAGTACCACTATTTGAAATATCTAGTGCTGAAAACAAACGCAAAATATCAAATAAACGTATATCAGAATCTTCTTTGGTTACTGTGCATGTTGATGTCAATTTATATGAATTATCTGCTAATTTAATAATTTTTGCTGCCACAGGAACGTGTCCATATTTACCTGTATACCATGAAACTTTGGCAGCGTTAAGATCAATAATATTGGCATCTGTTTCAATCCATATAGTTTGTGTATATGTTTTACCAGCTTCAGGATGTAATACAACACCATTGTTTTGTGGCAGTATTTCATCATACATTCGTGATGTTGGTAATCCAATATACGCATAACCGTCAGTCCATGTTGTATTAGGGATTCCAAATCCCATAATATATTCTTTATCAGAATTTAATAACAAATTCCTGCCACCAATTTCTAAATTAGCAAGATCAGTTTCCGTATTAGATACTCTCGTAGTCAATCCCGTCAGGCTTGTTTCAACTTTCGTGACTCTTTCCTGTGTTCCAGCTAAATTTGATTTAACCTCAGATACAGTCTGCGTTGTTCCTGCTAAATTTGATTCAATCGTATTGGCTTTCGTTGTAACAGCTACAATTGAATCATTTTGACTATTCAGAATCGTTGTATGTTCGCCGATCGTGGTTTTCATGCTATCTACAGTATTTACAGTTGCGTTATATCTGCTTAGTAAAGCATCATAGTTTCCTTTCATTGTTGTATCTTCGCTGATCAGAGAAGATATCTGTCCCTGCATCGTACTGATACTTGTTGTGTGAGATGTTGTGATCTCTGTGATGTTATCAATCTGAGATTGTGTATCTTCAGGAGCTGGAGTCCAATCTGTAGGTTTGTTTCCTGTTTCAATCTTATATCTTCGCGTTTTGCATTCTATCGCGGTAACTCTTATATATTTTGTGGTAGCTTTCAGTTCTATAATAATACTGCTTTTTTGTCTTGGATTATAACCAACAGTATTTATACAATTTTTATCGGCATCATACTCACAATATCTTCCTGAATTATTTGTGTTTGTAAAATCTTCATATAGAGTAATTGTTATATATTTATTTCCTGAAACATCTATCCAATCACTAGTTTGATCTCCACCGCCAGAACCAATAAAACTTCCTTTACCATCTGTAGACAAATAGCCTTGTGTGATATTTTTTTGAACTAATAAATTCCTGCCACCAACCTCTATATTATCCACAGCACTATCAGCATAGCTCTTAGCACTGCTCAACGCACTGTTTGCCTGTTCTAAGGCATACTTCTGTGCATCGGATAACTTACCATCCGCATACAGCTTAGCACTGCTTAGATTATCCGCTACGGTTGTTTCCATTTCATTAAATACAATATCTAACGTCTGGTTCTTATCGTTCATAACGATCGTAGAAGATTTCAACTTCGTTGTAGAACCATTCACTTCCTTGATCACACTGTTAATATCCAGTTTCGAACCAGAAATATTTGCATCATCCGCTACAATTCCATCTCGAATAATCTTTCTCTGAATCGTTTTCTCTGTAGCTCCAAGCGCATCCCAGATCAGATTTCCATTCTTATCCCAGACAGACATGCTGTAATCGTTTGAAGCATCTTTTCCGATCTGGACTCTGACACGGTTTGCATCAGATATCTGGATTGTATTGTCACTCCATTTTGACTTACCATCAGAACTATGTACCGTCAGATTTGTTGTATTAATGTCCATACCTGTGATCTTATCAAACGACAGATTCTCAATCATTGCATTTTTGATCATGCCGTTTTCAATCGTTGTGTTCTTTGATGTCAATATTAAGTTCTGAATGTTGTCAGATGTAAGATTGCCGTTTACTAACGTGTTGAGATTAGCATAACTACTTTCCAATACTCCAACTCTGCCAACTGCTACATTAAGGTCTGTGATCGTAGCTTTTGTTGCAACTAGTTTATCGATCTCTGCATCTTTTGTTTTTAGCTTTGTAATCTCAGCGTTGGTAGTATTTAAGTTCGTAATTGTTGCATAGGTAAGTTTTGCATCTGTAGCTTTTAAATAATCAGCCTCAATATTCACAATTCTAGCATTCGTTGCATTTAGATTTGTCGCAGTTGCTTCTTTAAATGTTGCATGGTCAGATTCTAAGGTGTTAATTTTTGCATTTGACGCCTGTAAGTCATCCGTGAATGTCTGTTTAAAATTTGCCACATCAGTTTTTAAAGTTTCAAACTCACCTGTTTTAAATTTCAAAACATCTCCAGACAGATTCTTGATCGTTGCATTTGTCGCTGTCAGATTATCCACCATGAGTTTTTTTACAAACGCTAATTCGTATTCAACTCGTTCTGCCATTTCGGTTATAGGACCTTTTGTGTCAGAATCATCTTCCTCGGCGGTATTCCCATAACTTGCAATTGTCTGCATCAATCCACCGTCATAACTTGTTATCAATGATATGATCGGTATTGTGAATTTCGTGCCATCATTTTTTACAGCAGTAACAATATCTCCGATGTCAAGTCTCGTATCTCCGATAAACCTTAATGCTGCAGGCGTGAATACTAAGCCTTGGACAGTATTGTAAACACCGTCTAATATACTCTGTGTCATAACCGGATTTTGCATACTTATGCCGGTAGCTCCTGATCCAGATGAAAGTGTCTGATCTGAGTTATCACATGTCAATCTTTTGATACTGAAACTTTCTTCTGTTTCTTGCAAATCGTTATAAAATATATTGCTTGGAATCTCGTAATCAATACCCTGATACCATCGAAACTCGATCATTCCAGTTCTTCCACATATAGCAAATTTGCCGAATAATCCTGCGATAAATCCGATGGTTTCTTTGTATGTATATCCATCAAAAGGATTTACATGTGTTGTGATCACTTCGCTTTCCTCGGTTTCTTCGTTGTAATCACCCTCCTCAATGATCGCTCTTTGATTGATCTGGATTCCTCGCTGTAATGTAGATGTATCAATCGCCACGCCTGTCATCGTGCTGATTTCAGCCAATATATCTACTGCATCAACTGGATATCCTAATTTGGAATAATATGCCCCATTGCATCTGCTTGCTAATCTGTCATATGCAGTAAACGTAACCTTGTTGCTTTCAATCTTGGGATTCTGGATCGTATATAACCCCATCGGAATATATTCCATCGCCCCATCGACTTCCACGCCGATCTCCAAGCTGACTTCTTTTCCAGACAATGCAATTCCTTTATTCTCGATCGTTGCCTGAACATAGCTCGCCACCGCACTCCCGATTGTTATTTCTTCCGCACCAGACGTTATTGTAAAATTCTTTACAGATTCTACTAATACTTTTTCATTCTCTAGAAGTCTTGTATTAAATTTCCTGTTTGACCCTGCTATTGCATCGCCAAATTTTTTACTTGCCTGATACATATAGCATCACCCCCGCCTAGTCTTCAATCATAAACATTAAATCTTCAATATCTGCAACAGATGGTATATCATAACGGTCTACATTTTCGCAGCGTTCAAGTTCTGCGAATGAAACTTTCATGATATCAATATCAGTATCCACTTCCTGCAGTTCTTTGATTTCTTCATTTACAATCTCTTTGCTTTCATCTGTCATTTCATACTGGTTTTCTTTCACGATCGGCTTATCGTCCTTATCTTTTTCTGCGTATCGTTCACAGATCTTAAGGCGGTTTTCATCATATTCTTCGATCGCTTTTCGGAATACTTTCATATTTTTAGAAATTGCATATCCTAATTTTGCCGTGTAAACTTTGCTTGATTGTTTTACTAATCCTTCGTGGATTCTCATAATCTCTTTTAACTTCATTTCCATCTCTCCTATTTCTGTACGATCTGAACGCTCGCACTTTTGTAATAATAAATACCATCTCCGATATACCCCAGATGTTCTTTTGTAAGAGTTCCTCGGTATACAGTAATGGTATGTGTTGTTCCCATGTCTCTAAATGTGATCGGAAAGAATCCTTTCACAAGATTATTTTTTATCTTCTTAACTTCGGACTCTGTGAGGACTCCCCACTTGATATCCAATGTCTTTTTCTCTGCAATTGCTTCTCCAATCATATCTCCTGATGATGATCGTTCGGTATTGGCACTCCAGATGATCTCATCCGAAGTGCTTAGCTCAACCGGCTCCGGCAATGCAGTGTTTCCACATGTCAGAGTTGCCATCTTATTTCTCCTTAGATCAGGATCGGTCGTTTGCCGGCTCTGATATCTGCGTTGTTGTTATCATTTACGGTTTTGGTTATTTTCTTCCCATCCAGGTAAACATCTGTATCAATAGATTTGACAGCATTGATCAGTTCCATGAGCAGGCGGATGATTTGATCATCTTTACTGCTGCCACCAGATAATTCTGCTGCTTTCTTTGCCATGGCGATCATCTTATCTTCTGGTGCTACGACCTCGCCTTGATGGCGGTTATCTCCGATCATGGCAAGCTGTGGGGTGTTTTTCTTTACGTAGCCACCTTGTGCTAATCTTGGAACTCGCCCTTTGATATTAACACCTGGTATTTTGTTTATTGTAACAATTGCTTTGTTTATCGTTCCTGCAATTCCATTCCACACAGTTCTTAGTGGTTTAGTAAATACATCTTTAAATTTCGCAATAAGAGTAACCGATTTACTCTTTAGAGAGTTCCATCCCTTTCTGATTTTTGATATTGCACTTGTTGCTTTATTCTTTGCGTATGCTTTTAATGTTGCTGTTTTATCTTTAACTGTCTTAAAAGCATTTTTTATTGACGTTAGACCTTTCCCTGCCTTATTTTCAGCCTGCCCAATAAGGGTTACTGTTTTATCTTTTACAGAATCCAAAGCTCCCTTAAGTTTTGCAATTACTCCAGATGCTTTTTCTTTCGCTTCCGCAATTAATTCGACACCTCTGTCTTTGATGGATTCCCATCCGGATTTTAATTTATCAATTGCTCCTTCTGCCCTTTCCTTGGCGGTCGCAATTAATTCAGCACCTCTGTCCTTAATATTCTCCCAAGCATTATGCAATTTTTCTAATGTACCTTGAGTTTTTTCTTTTGCTTCAGCAACTAAAGTTGTTGCACGATCTTTGATTGAATCCCATCCTTCTTTCAGATTTGCGATCGCACCATCTGCCTTTTCTTTCGCTTCTGCTACCAATGATGCAGCCTTATCTTTAACAGATTCCCAACTTTCTTTTAAAGATGCAAGTGCACCTTTAACTTTTTCTTTTACCTCAGCTTCCAGTTTGGCTTTTTTATTCTTAATACCTTCCCAAAGCTTCTTGAACGCTTTGATCGGATGAACATTTTTCTTTACCCATTTCAATAAATTTTTGAAACTTGTTACAATACCAGAAATAAATTTTCCAAACTTCGACTTTTTGATTTTGTCCCAGTTTTTCCATAGCAATACACCTGCTGTGATTAACGCACCAACAACCACGATTGCAATTCCGAGCGGACTTGTCAAAAGTGCCACTGCTTTTCCTGCTACGCCAAATAACTTAGGAAATAATCCACTAAACAATGTTTTGAATGAAATGATTCCTTTTCCAAACATCTTGATTCCTGATATTGCATTACTTATAGGGCCTATAAATTTCGTAACAAACGAAACCAATTTAAACGCTGTAAAAAAACTTACCAACGCTATTGTGATATTCTGTACAGCTTCTTGATGTTTATTGATCCAGTTTGCTAATCCGTTCAATCCCTTAACCAGAAGATCTAAAAATCCAATGATCGCATCTCCGACAAAATTAGCAAGCGGTTTAAACAAATGATCCCACGCCCATTGCCATAACGGCTGCAATGCTTTGCATACTGCTGTTAGTACATTTAGTGCTGCAGCTAATAATTCAATCAGTTTTGGAGCAAGTTTTTGCATCGTCCATTTTCCCAATGGCACCAACATGTTCTTCCAAATCCACTTGAAAGCACCTATTGCAACCTTGCTAAACGCACTAAAAGCTACTCTTAACTTATCAATTGCCTTTCGTAGATTATCGTAGCCTTTCCCAAGTTTCGTGGCTTTTTCATCTTCTCCCTTGGGAAGAGAGCCCACATCTACATTACCGCCAGATGCTCCACCTGCTGCGGATCCTGTACCAGAAGATGGTGTAGAACTCTTTGATCCAGATGATCCTTTTGTTTCAGTCAATTTATTGATCTGATCAAATCCCATCAATCCAGATATCTTCTTTGCCGTCTTTTTGGCTGTGTCTCCAACTTTCTTTGTCGACTTATTCAGCTTATTTGCGGAACTTGTCGCATTGTTTAAGCTGTTAGATACCTTTCCTGCACTTGTCGCCGTCTTATCAAGACTTGCTGACGCTCCACTGGTCTTCTTGCCCATGATCATTGCTGTAAACGACTTGAATGCATTTGCAAGAGTCATCAGCTTTCCAAGAACGGTGTTGATTACTTTAACGATTGGCAAGAATAAATTGATCAATCCTTGTCCAATTGAAGCTTTCAGGGAATCAAATTGCAAAGATAAAATCCTGATCTGGTTCGCCCACTGATCAGAGGTCCTTGAAAAGTCCCCTGTCGCATTCTGCAACTGTTGCTGTACGAATGCATATCTTAAGGCTACTTTCTCCTGTTCCGTCATGGCACTGGTCGTTTTACCGAATCCATTTGCCAATGCGTATTGATCAAGAGCTGTCTGTGTCATTACAATTCCTAAATCTTTCAACGTCTCCGTTTCTCCGGAGAACACAGATTTCAGTTTCGTGAAAGCTTCATCCTGCGAAATGTTATAGAAAGAAGCAACATCTCCAGCAAGTCCAGTAAGAGCCGTGCTCATCTTGTACGATTCTTTTTCAGAAAATCCAAAAGCATTTGCCATTGCTCCGAATGTTCCGGTAAACTTCTTTGCCATCGTTTCAGAAAGTCCAAATGTACTTTCTGCATTTTGTGCAAATTCGTTTACTTTTTTGTTCATTGTTGGAAATACTACATCGACAACGTTCTGTACCTCTGTCAGATTTGATCCTAGCTCAATACAGTCTTTCGCGAAACTTGTTAATCCTTTTACAGCAAAAGCACCGGCAAGCATCTTTCCTGTTTTCTTTGCGAGGTTCTGTATTCCACCTAACTGTTTATTAAATTGTTGCTGATTGATCACCAGATCTAAGCCGATCTGACCTGCACTATCTGCTGCCATACTTATCACCTACCTTGCTTTTTCACAAAGTAGGCTGGCTTAGCTACTACAATGGTGCTTACCTATGCTCTTCCCTTTGCGGATCCATACTATATTTACCTGTTTGCATCGGGGACATTTGATTTCCCCTTTTACATATTCTGCGACCATCAATGTCTGTCCGCATTCCTTACATTTTATCTTTTCAATTTGTTATACCTCCTGCCATGTCAACAAATGCCTGTTTCATCGTTTCTAAGAAATCATTTGTTTCTTTTTCTGTCTTTGTCTTAGCGGCTTTTCTTCTCCACTTGTTTCTGATTTCTTTTTGTTCCGGAGTGAACTCTTCGATTACTTCATTGTCATCTTCTAGTCGGATGGATACGATCCGTCCTAAGGATGTATCTGGTCCTATTCCACAAAGCAGCGCTTTGAACTCGTGCCATTGCATTTCCTTAAATTCTTTGGAATAGATTCTGATTCCATACTGCTCCGCAAATGAAGATACGATCAGGTCCCAATCTTCAAATAGATCATATCCGGGATCAACTACTCCCCCGATTCTTCTTCACCGTCGGTTCCAGAAATTAATGAAATTGCTTCCTGAACAACTACGGTATAATCATCAAATTTCAGATGAAGCTTTGCTAAGTCTTTCTGTGCTTTATCTGTAAAGATCAGCTTGCAAAGTTTTGAGATCGTCCCTGGAGTCACATCGTCTTCTGCATCTCCTAACTCTCCCATGACTTCGATCATAGTTGTCGCATCTGCATTCACTTCATATTTCTTTCCGTTGATCACTAATGCCGGATTCTCTTCAAATTTCAGCTTATCTGTAATATCTACTACTTTTCCCATTTTATCTCCCTTTCAAAAAAGGAGAGGTTTCCCTCTCCTAAACTCCTGGTGTTACTGTTGGTTTACCGTTGCTCTGTACTTCAAATTCCAGAGGTGCAACTGCTGTAGAATCTCCTGCTCCTACATTTGTCACATTGATAACTGCACTTGCAAACTTGACAACTGTTTTATCCGGGAACGTCCACTGAAAATCTTTCTCTACATTCCTTCCATTTTTCCATGCCAATCCTGCAACCGCATCATTTCCGGCATCTCCTACGTTTCGTTTTGCTGTAACTGAGATCGTAACGGATTTTGCAGTCATTAATCTGCGTGTCCATCCTTCTGTATCAAACGGCGTCCATTCTTCTACACCGTTATCAAAGGATACTTCGAATGTTTCACAGTCCGCAATATCTTTCATTGCAGCGGTTGCCCCTGATGCTGCAGTGTCGATCTGAAACTGATTCTCATAGCAAGGATATACTCCGCTTCTAGCTGTTTCGCTCATCGTCTACCTTCCTTTCGTAATAAATGTCAAACCAAATGACACGTTCATAGATTCCTTTATCATCCGTTCCAACATCTACTGGCTCAGGAACCTGCATGGATAAGAAATCTACTTTTGTATCTTTGATCATGAATTGTTTCTGTGTTTCTAATATTTCAAACAGTTCGGCTGCTGCCTGTTCTGTTTCTTTTGAATTGTTGTTCCAGTGGACTAAGACAGATATACTTTTCGTATCATATTTCTTATATCCACCTACTGCGTAACGTTTTGGAGCATAGGAACTTCGTTGATACACTCCAATGGATCTGTCTTTTTTGTTGTCTAACTTTCCTGTGTAATAGTGATCAGCTTCAAATACTGTTTTCATCCAGTCTTTTACATCTGCTAACAAAATCATACGCCACTCTCCCTTCGGTACAGTTTCTTAAATGCTTTTTGTGCAAAATCTTCATACAATCCGCCTGGAAGCCAAGGATTAAACCATTCACCGCCTGCAAACGGATTTTCGTACGTCTGAAAATTGTATTCCGGATGGAAATATAACCTTCTGGCATATGGCGTTGTAGACACAATCCTTGCGCGTCCTGCTTTGCTGTAGGTGTAATCCACAAACGTATTATCATTTTGCAGGTTTCCTGTATCAAACGGCATAACCTGTGCTTGTACCACCTCAGTATGCAAAGCCTCTGCCGTCTTTTCCAGTGCTGTAACTTGTGCTTGTGAAAGCTCCCGAAGTCTCTGTGTATTAATCTTTATAATTGAATTACAACGGATCATCACGTCAACTCCAATCTGGTATAATTGACTGTCCCATCGGGATTTCTTGCCTTTTCTCCACTTATGATCGTTCTTTCAACTCCAAAGACTGTTGCGACACCGCAACTGATCACTGGTACATCTGGGGCGATATCTCCACAAAAAAGAGCAGATCCCGTAACCTGTACGATCTTCTGCTCATTTGTCATAACTCTTTTCGCTTTATCTTGATAGTTGCATTTGAAATCCGCGTCGATCAGAGTGATCGGCTGCCCTTCCTCTCCAATCTCCTCACTATCAATTCGAATGTGAATATCCGTCTGACACATTGATTTTGGAATTAACTCTGGCCATTTCATCAGATCGCCCCCAATCTCCTGCAGCATAATCCTGTCTGCTCTAACATCGCGTAATTGTCAGCTTTCATGATCACTCCATCCTGAACCGTCACATTCCATCCACCAGCATTGATTCCCATTGACACACCATTGATCGAATAAGAACTTAAGACACTGTTGATCAGAGATTCATTTTCTGCTTCAAAATCTGCCTGTTTACAAGCAACCAGACGGACCACATCTTTCTGAAATTCTGTCAGATTCTCAAATCCTCTTGCTACAATACGGTTAAATGTAAGCGTGTCAATGTGTCGGCTTGCGATATACAGTCTCTTTTCAAGATCATCTGTTGTGATCACACCGCTGACTTTTTCATAATACTCATGATCTGCATAAGAGGCGAGTACCATATGCACCACCTCCTACACTTCGGTATATTCCGTAGTGTCTACGTCAACGTAAACAGAATCAACCTTGTTATCTTTTCCATTCGGGAATACAAATACGTCAGATAATGTTCTGTTCTGATACAGATAACCATCACCTTCTGTGTGTGTTCCTGGATCAAAGTAATAGATGGATGAGATCTTAGGAACTGTCTTACATGTCTGTCCGCATGCGATCAGCACATTGATCTTATGTGATCCTGTTACGGATTTACCTGTGTCTTTCTTTACTGGTGCAAATCCGCCTTCTTCAACTTCCCAGTTAAACTTATCATAGAAGCGTTCATCATCGATAACTTCCATAAGTGTTACGCCATCAATATCTGTGACTCGTGTTTCGATTCCCATACCGCCTTCTGCGATCTGAGTCATCTCAATCTTACGAGTAAATTCTGTAGACAGTTCTAACAGATCCATGATCGCAGATGATACATACATGATCAGTGATCCATTCGCTTTGTATCTGCGAAGTTTTCCTGCTGCAAGGAATCCTTTTAACTTGCTGAATACATTTGCTTTTGTATAATCACTGGAAGCTGTTGAGCTGTGATATCCAGTCACTTTCTGCGCAGCTTGTGCTACTTTAGAGAAGAATAACGCATCTGTTTCTGGAACTACCTGAGTCTGTTCAAAGACTTTGGAAATATTCTGGATAGATGCTGTTGCGTTTGTCTCATCGACATCTGCTTTATCAACAAGGAATGATACATCTCTGTCATGCTCCACTGTAAACGCAGTATCTGTCTGTGCATAAGTTCCTTTGTTCCATCCGCCATTTCGACTATGGTTTTTGAATCCAGATACAGACATCTGTGTGAAGTGGAATGTTTTCGCATCCAACCACGTTACATTTGATGTTACGAATGGAGAAGTTAATGTTCCCTGCATTAAGATTTCCAGAAGTTCTGGCTCCCATACCTGTGCATAATTTAATGCCATTCTTTCTTACCTCCTAATTAAATCGGTTCCATCGTTTTGTTGGTACCGCTTTCTGCTGTGGTGTATTGCCACCAGTCTCTCCGCCATGCTGCTGACCAACTCCGATCTGACGGAATCCTGTCTGCTGCTGTTCCTGTGGTTTTAACTGTGGCACATCTTCCAATACTTTGTTTAATGCTTCTTTTAATTTTTCGGAATCAATCTTTCCATCCTGTACGACCTGTGACACGTCTGCCAGTTTTAACACGTAAGGCATTGTTTTTAAGTCGATCCCAAGTTCTCCAGATAACTTATAAGCATCACGCTCGATCATAGCTTTCTGTGCCATCTGCTGCGCGTTCTGTGCCTCGTTCTGGATTGCTTCGATGTTTGGTTCATTTGCAGCTTTCTGCTGCTTAAATGCCTGCATTGCCTGCTCAGCTTCTTCCTGGCTAAGTCCCTGCTGTTTAAAGTAGGCTTTTAATGCAGTATTTTCTTTTGCTGCTAATGTTCCATCTAACATCTGCTGAATCTTATTGTAGTCAATCTGTGGCTGTGGTGGATCAGTTGCCGGCGGGGTCTGATTTGCTCCTGGCTGTGGTGCAGGTTCTCCCTGTCCCCCTGTTGGTTCTGATCCTGGTTCCGCAAAAAACTGTAGATTCATGTTTAATTTCTTTTTCATTGTTGCTCCTTTCCATTTTGTGGGTGTCTCCCAATTATCCATTGTCTTCGGTGTCACCGCCCACGCATCTTTTACCCTCTTATCGTGTTTGGAGCATAAAAATAAGACGTCTTAACGGAACGTCTGCTACCGAGATTTATGGATCACCTCTTACTTTCTTGCCTTGGTACTTCTTTTTGGTTTTTCTTCTTCCTCAGTTCCTTCCTGAGCTTCTGGTTCTTCTACTGGTTCAACGATTTCTTCCGCTACACCTGCTGCGATCAGTACCTGACCTCTTTCATCTGTAACGTTGAACTCATCCCCAACATGTTTTTCAAAACCAAGTTCTCTGTCGTGATAATTGTAAGTTACTCTTACTTTCATTGTTGGTCCTCCTTTCCTTAAAAATGGGTATAAAAATACCACTAACCATTTCTGATCAGTGGTACTAAATACGTCCTTCTTTTTTTAATTGTTCAATCTCTTCCTGTGTTAATTTGATTGGTTTTGTCGGCTCTGAAATTCTATCTTTATATGCCTGATAAGATTCTTTTTGTTCCTTTGTCATTTTCATATAATCACCTGCAATTCTATTTCGTTTTCTTTCTTTGATATTACCTTGAATAAACTATCTTTGTCAAGTAATAGCTCTCTTTGTTTTGGATATTTACTAAGTTTTTCTATATATGCGCATTTACTGCCTTTCGGTGCATAAATTGTAACCTTATATTTCCTATCTAGCGCTGCTTTCTTTACTACTGAAGTACTGATAAACTGTTTTTCTTTAAATATATCGCCATCTGTTAAATCTGAATATAAATCTAAATCCACATTTCGATAACAAATTACATCGTGCCTTAATTCATTCTTTTGTATAGCTACAGACAATGTTCTCGCATATTCTGCAAGAACTGTATCTTCTAGTCTGTCACCTCTAAGCATTCCATTCAATCGTTCAAAAAATCGATCGGGTTTTCTATCCCCAGAATTATATGTATATTTCTCAATTGCATATTTTTCTTTTCCTGATAAGCTTTCAATCCAACTCACAGATTCCTTTCTCAAAATATCGACAACTCTATTTTGTGGAAGTGCCATAAAATTAGCAAGAGGTCTCTTTGATTCAGCGTATTCCTGACTGCTTTTGTTCCCTGTTCGCATTCGTACATGCTTCCATTGTTCTTGCCTTGCGGCATATACTTTTTTACTCATTGGATCCAAAGAATAATTTGCCAGTCTTCCAAACTTATCTTCCTGTCTTTTGGCATATTGTTGTTTCTGATCATCTTTATAATCATCCTCAACCTGTTTGATCTCTTTCTTTGAAAACTTATCGTCTGGCGGTGTACTGATTCCAGGAAAGTATGTTGTGTGACCGTCTTTACAGTTTGGATGATAAAGTCCTGCTGCTATCGCAGAACTCATCAATGGATAACTACCATCCTTACTACTTCCACCGCTCCACACATCGTCGATCAGAATCTTTCCAACAAACGGCAGGCACTTTGGACACGGATTCCCTCTCTTGTTCATAATTACAAGATGGCAACCCCATTCCTTGCGCTTTTCTCCCTCTCCGGTAAGATAAGCTCTCTTGCTTGCTGTTCGGATTGCCATACCTGCGTATTCTTCAATCCTGTGCATTGACCCATTCTTATACTGGATGCATTGGATACCCGCGGCGAGAAAATCCTTTGTTGCCATGTCTACGGCTTTTTCATAGGTACCAACTCCACTGTTTGCGTATACCTGTGCATGGAATATCGTCTTTCGGTACTGATCATTTGCACGTCTTAGCATTGCTGTCTCTGCATTATCCATATCAGAAACCGTTGCATCGATTAGTGCGTTCATCTTACGATCGTTGATCTGAAAAAAGGAAGCATCAATATCTCCTTGTCCTCTACTGGAACCTTTTCCGATAGATTCCAAGATCTGCGCTTCCTGGTCTAAATATCCACGTTTTCGTGATTCACTGATTAGTGCAGGAATGCTTGAATTGATCTCTCCAAATTGGTCCTTGTATTTTTCTTGATTTCGCTTCTTATATTCTTCTAAAGCTTTCAACTGTTCCGCCTGCCACATGCCCCATTCAAAGCCTTCTTTTGTTTCTTCTGCCCTGTGGCGGTCCATGTTTCGGATCATGGATGCAATCAATTCATCTTCAATTCTTTTCAGTGCCTCTTGAATATCGTACTCATTCATCGTTCACCCGTGTTGTAATACACTTTATACCCGCGTTTCTTAAACTCTCTTTTCATCTCTTTGAGTTTTGACATGCTGTTACACCTGTCCTTTCTCATCTCGATGATTCCGTTTTTCTCAATCGCATAAATACCAAACGGAACGTGATCACTCATCTGTCTTAGGAACTTTTTCGTCTCCTGTCGGCTCATTCTGTATGAGTGGTTCATTATTGTTACTACCATTTGATTCTCCTATCTGAAAATCTCCTGCTGCCGTATTGACTGCCGGATCTTCTACTTCCATGATTCCTTGTTCTGCTTTCAGTCTTGCGACCTCTTGTTTCTTCCATTCATCATCTCTGGAATCGCCATACAGCTCGTCCACACAAGCTTCAACGCTCATGACTCCCTGTGATCTTCCTTTTCCAACAGTTTCAACCTGACTCTCGAAAGATGGATTGGCATATTCTCCAAACGTTACATCTACCTCGACATCATCATTACTGCTCTGTCCATTTAGTTCACGGTATGCTTTGATACTTACCTTGATCAGACTTTGCAAGTCTTCCTGCAATGCGCCTACGATCGCATTTCTGCTATAAAGTGTAGCTTTCTCTTTTTCTCTCTGTGCATCTGCATTATCCAGTTTCTTTACGTCAATTCCTAACGTTGACGGACTGATCAGACCTTGCAAACATAAATCCAGTGCTGTTATGTATGCTGATAGATAGCTTTCATGTGGAATCTCTGGTTGCTGCAATACAATCTCATTCTTTGCACCTTCGTGCATGTCGGAATCTGTTTTGATGTATCGATTATCAAACGGATTCACTGGTAATGTCGCTCCTGTTTCTGAATTTCTTGGAATGAAACATTCTGGAATATACTCTTTACTTCGCCCGGATCGCACTGCATCCATCCATTGACTAAACGCTTCATCGAACGCATCGAACGCATCAATTTTACGATCAAAGATACTCTGCCCTCTGCTATCCCATTTTCCAGATTCAAAGAACATAAGCGGTACAGCGAGCATATATTCGCCACGCTGTTTGACTTCTCCATCTTTACCTTCCTGGTATGTTGAGAATGCCAAGTTCTGCAAGTTTCTTGTTTCATCCAGTGCATCAAGCGGCACTTCTTTATCATCACAAGTAAGTTTGTATTTGATATATCCATAGCCGTAATACTCATGCAGGATATATTCTCTTCTCTTATGTTCATAAACTGTTTTGAACTCAATCTCTGTGATCCTGCCACGGTTATTTTTGACCTCAAGTCGTTCTCCAGGATAGTACTCAATGATCGGATACTGTGAAAGACTTGTATCAAATGTGACCTTAAAAGCTCCATCTCCGATGTACAGAGTTTCTTTCGTTGCTTTCTCCAGTCGCTTCTTGATCTTGTTCTCTTTCGCGATCTCATCCCAAATATCCTGATCCTGCTTCTTTTTAAAATCAAAATCGTTTAGACTGGCAAGAGTCACACTTGTGAGCATGTCCACGATCAGCGATGGAAGTCCTGTATGAATCTTATTGATCTCCATCCCTGGACTGCACTTCGCCGCCCAGAAACTCTGCCGGCTTGTATTGATAACAAGCTGTCGGTACAGCTGTTCCAGTTCGTTGCTGTCCCCTCTGTACCAGATACGGTTTTTAATTGCATTTGCTTCGTAGTCCAATGTTTCAGTTATGTTGATTCTTGAGGGATTCGCCGGCTGTACATTTAACCAACTGCGAATCCCTCCTTTTACTTTTTCCATGATATTATCCACCCATTTCATCTTTGTCTCCTATTTGCATCTTGTATGGCAGCCATGCATACTGACTGGCATTGATCGTATGGTCGTTTCTATCCTCTGGTTCATTGTTCTTATCTTCTTTCCAACTGTATCGTTCAAGTTCTGAGATATGGTTAACACAATGTTCAAGGACTAAATAGGCATCCTGTTGCAACCATGAGATCTGCAGCAGGATCCTGTCTATGATCGTCGTTTTCTTGTATGCTGGAATGAAATTATGCGCACTGCCATGCAGTCGTTTATGTTTGTTTAATTCCGTGATTGTTGCCTGATCAGCAGAATCTATGAATACGTCTCTTGCGAATCCCCATTCTTTACGGTTTGTTTCCAGGAAGTCTACAAAGTTTCGCACCGTATCTGATGGTGCTAGTGAGATTGTCAGATCCGCATTGCTGTAAATCTTCTCATCTACTGTGATCACTCTGCGATCTTCTGTGATGATCTGGTAAATCATAGCAATCGTATCTTCAGACTCAGAAGAGTAAGAAGTATCCAGACCTCCAGTGATGGTTTTTATCTTGATCTTTCCATCTTTTAGCTGTTGCTTTAACCACGCCTTTGTTTTGACGTGTCGTTTCCGGTCAAAATTCGAAAAGACAAGACCTGTTGCTTTTCCTCTCAGTCCTTCAATCTTGTTCTTCCAGATTTTCGTTCCTTTTGGAGTATTTGCAATGATCTTGTCTAGTTTTTCTTTTGGTAATCCCAAATTATGAACAAAAGAAAAGAACCAATGGACCCAGTTAGGTTTTGGTTCTTCTTTCAACTCATCTTTTATTTCTTTTGGTGTTTCCTGCTCCCACTCTGGGAGCGGTCTGGAACAATTTATGTATTCTTTGTAGATCGGCAGTGCTGGATCATCAGGATTCAATGTTGCCATCAGATAATCACATCGCATAGCAGACTCTCTTACAAAGTCGATGTCTGCTGTGTTGATCTCGTCAATGTATAGACAGCCATACTGACCACCTAATGCCTTTTGCCACTTCTGTTTATCTCCATATCCAAGTACGTAAATTACCTTATCGCCTTTGCTTGTGTGATACAGTAGATGCGGAATCTTATCGTCTTTGGCTCCGTTTCCGTGGTACTCGACTAACTGCCCAAAATCATCGATAATCCCTAAATCTTTGTTGATAATATTCTTTTCTGCGGTACCGGTATCTTTCGCTGCAAGGATATGCAGTTTCTTTGGAGATTCTGCTACCTTAAGCATGAACTTGAAAAGACCTACTGTCGTTTTACCTGCTGCCGTTGTGCCTTCCAGGAACTCTACTGGTGCATCACATCTGATAAATGCTTTGTACTTTTCTGACAGCAGTAGACGTTCATCGCTCATTTACCCACCTCGCATCTGATTGATCAAATCGTCAAGTTTGGATTTTTCTTCTTCCAGACCAGATACTTCCATGCGGTCTTTGAACATTCCAAGGTGCCTTCCTAATAGTTCTAATGCTTTCCCTTTATCATTCAGCTTAATTTCTACACCATTGCGCCCTTCTTTAATTCCTGCGATTGCTCTTACCATCGTATCAGATAAATCTGCGGTATTTTTTATAATTACTTGTCCATCTTGGACCTCGGCGTAATCTGTAGCTTTTGCAAAGGCAATCGATGCTAATTCATTAAGCACTCGATCTTGTGTGATTTCTGTTCTTTCGCTCCGCTCCTGCATTCGAACACTGATATACTCAGACACATCTTTAATTTTTAGTAATCTACTTGCGGCAGCAGCCGCTACATCTCCATCTTTTACTCGCGGATACGCAACTCTGTAAGCCCGAGATGCATTCAAATCTATCAGGTATTCATCAGCAAATAGCTTTCTTTTTTCTGTTAATGCCATCCAGGCTCACTCCTTTCTTTTAAAAATGAACCTCCAGGGATTCGAACCCTGGACCAATCGGTTATGAGCCGACTGCTCTGACCTGCTGAGCTAGAAGTCCTTATGCCGGATTACTCCGGCTTTTATTCTTCTGTGTGGCATGTATTTGTCAGCTTCTTATACACGTCCTCATACAGCTCCTGTTTGTCTCCGTTATACGTGTATTCTGCATAGATACCGTCCCCACTTACTGTAGTAGATACCAGGCATTTGTAATTTTGCAAGGTCTTGCAGCTCCATACAACAAATACATTACTCAGATCAATCGGTTGAACGTCGTTAGGTCCTTTGTGTGGGTTATCGCTCTTGTTATACCAATCAACCATTTTTCTTTTACATACACTCTGAAAGTGATCCATTCCTGTAATAATCATTTTGCTTCTCCTTTTACTCAGACATCAAATCTACATTTTCAATCGCTGCCCTTGCTTCAAGCACTGCAATATACTCAGACATTGCTTTGATCTGCATGTTGTAAATGCTACGTGGGCAAGTCGGTTCAAACTCAAGTGTTCCATCATCCCACTTTTTAAGCATTCCCTTTAATCCTTCATAACGAATTACTAACTGAGCATATTCTGCCTTGAAACGTTCTTTATAATCTGTACTTATCATGCCAACAGCTGTTGCCGGTAATTTGTTTTTGTCATATTCAATATAATCAGTTTCGAACATTTCTTTTGGCAACCACTGCTCATGTCCATTCTCATATTCCATCAAGTATCCTTCATCCATCGGATCTTCATCTGCAGGAATCTGCCATCCTCGATAATTGTTATAATCACCTCTTGTCATCGGTTCTGCTTTAACGATTTTTGTTCCAATATACTGTTTCATTCGTTACCACCCTTTCTAAATTTACGCATAAAAAGACCCGGGGTCCGAAGATCACCCGAGTTCATTCTATCTGTTATTTTATACTTTTATTCAATTCATCCATTACTTGTTTCTGATCTTCAGACATATCTGAATTTATAGTTTTTCCTTCTTTAATCCCACTATCATCAGAAAAAATCAATTCTAGCATATATTTAATGCTTCTATATGTCAGAATCATAAAAAGAAGGAAAAAATAAATCCATAAATAAAAACTATACGTTCTTACTTGTTTTTGAAAACTTTCATTAAAATACATAAAAACTGTTACGGTTGCACTAAAAAGACCCACCACCACTGTTCCTTTTATATATTTTTGAAACAGTTTATTAGTATCTTTTTGAAATACACGCATAACAAATTTAGATTCTTTCTTCATCCCCATGATTACTGGCATTATTGCACCGAAGAACCCAACAATTAAACCTGTCATGGTTAGTACACTATCTAAAGCATCATATAAATGTTTATCGTTTATATAATTTATTTTACTTCCCCACAACAGCACAACTACAATTAAGCTTAAAACATATGGATAACCTCTTTCTAAATAATATGCTATTGGATTCCATCTATTTTTTTTCATTTAACCATCACCCTATTCCATTGATAGAAATTTATGTAATTCCTCTCTTTTTTCAACAAAACAGCGTACCATTCTTTTATATATCACGTCCGTGTCTAGGGTTTCTCGACTTTTTAAAGTAAATTCTATTTTATCGCTTGTTACATTATCAAATAAATCGATAACTTCAGCTGTAGTATCATCATCGTCCTTTACTGTAATTTTAGCCCCACTTACATGGTGACTGTCTTCTCTCACATCATTGATTATATTTTGAACAGTATATCTGTCTAAAGTTTCTATGCCAGAACGACCTAAACTTATTGTCACATGTGCGCAAACTCCTCCAACATTTGCACATGACTTTATTAGTTTACCCAATGGCTTTTTGTCATCTGTATATAATTGATTTAAATTTGCAAATGAAATATCAATCTTTTTATAATAGTCTCTCTCAAAAGCTTTTTCATCAAGGACAAAACTGATAGGTGACAAAATAAATTTCTCATCCTTATTATCGTTTAAATCAGTTACAATCTCTTGGAATTTTGTAGGTGATATAGAAAATCTATTCATTTGAAACATTATTATTCCAGTTTCTCTTTCGTAAACAAAAGATACATCTTCTCCTATATACTCATCATCATCTAAATGTAGCGGCTCTGCTTCAGTATTTTCCTTGACTTTTGATGGAATATTAGTATCTCTCATTTTCATTAATTTAACATACCATAAACCATAGTCCTTGTTTGTGATCATCTTTTCAATTCGATATTTTAATCCTGAATGCTCAATTTCTCTTGTTTTAACAATTACTCCTTGTCTATATAAATTAGCTAATAATTCACCTAAATCAAAAACTTTCGGACTTGACCATTCGCCGTTGTCTATGTAGCTTTTTCTGATCTGATAATAATTAAATTTTATTGTTCTCTTATATTCCATTTTTATCTACTCCCGTGCGATCATCATTTTTTTACATTTTAGCACTATTTGGTATCTTATACTACATAATTCGATAAAAAAATTAAACGCACCGTAACGCAGAACATATGTTCTGTTTTTATTATATACACATTTTTCAAGATATTCAATACAAATACACAAAAAGAACACCGCATTTCTGCGATGCTCAAAAAAAAATTTGCACGGGGCGATTGATTGGACTCTATCCAATTTCCTCAAGTATAACTATAACACACTTTTTTGTTTAATTTGTTTAATCTTTTAGATTTTCACTAACTATTTGAGAAATTCTGCCTTTTGTATACCCCAATTGTTCTCCAACTTCCTGTTGTGTCATGCCATTTATGTAAATGAGTTCAAAAATCTGTCTTGCATTGCTATCAGGAATCAAGCTGATAAACTCTTCAATCTCTGTCAGAAGTTCATCCACCTGTTCCTGTCTCTTTCCGTTGATCATCATCTGCCGATAGATCACATCTGTTTGTTTCGGCTCTGACATCACAACACTCATGTGCGTTTCGATATAGGGGAACGTGCTCATGGATCCTTTTACTTTTCCAGTAACTGTCGGAATCCTCTCTGCTCTCTCATTCAGTTTCTCCATTTTGTCTTCCAGCATCTTCTGCTCCCTCTTCAGAGATCGATACTGTCTTAGTTTTTTCTTATCCATGTCTTGCCTCCTGTCACCTATGTTGCATCAGCATCCTAAACGTCTCCCCCAGTGTTTCACGCAATGTCTATGTACAAAACAATCTGTCCTTCTCTTTGTTCTGGACCACTCTGTCTCATCGTCCTCTGAATCCATCGCCTCACCGCAGACTACACAGCAGGGACGATCCCCACCGTGTTTCTCTCTGGTCTTCTTGTATGCGTTCATTGCTGTCCTGTTATTTTTGATCATTGTCTTTCGCCCCCCCTGCGTCATAGATCTCACAAGAGATCACTTTATTGCCAACTCCATTATCCACAACTTCGAAATCAACATCGTATCCGACTTCAGCCAGATGATCGATGGTCCCAAAGTCATTGCCATTATCCTGCGAATGAATATAGACCTTCGCAAGCTTCTGTCTGATCTTTGTCATAATTAATTCACTCCTTAACTTTCCTTAACGGTTTTCTCTGATCGTAAGCTCAATGCCAGTCTCATCTCTGATCGCTTCCAGAATGTCTGCCCATGTAACTAATCCATCATTCATACATTCTGTTTTCAAGTTAAATCTTGCTTTGAACTGATCCAGCCGTTTCTTGCCAAAACCGAACTCATCTCTTAGCACCATGATACTCATAGCAAGAACGGTATCCAGAATCTGCTCTTTGATCTTCTGTGCCGCTTTATCCATTTCTCTATGATCGACAGGAACCTTAATCCCTGTAACTCTCCGGCGTTTCATTTCTCTCTCTAGGGCTTCTGCTCCGTCTTCTCTCACAATGCGTAAAGCAAGTTCCAATCCTTCGGTCCTGCCTTCCATCTTTGCATCAATCTTTCCCATCGTTCTCTCCTTTCACGCTCTTGATCCTTGCCTTTAAGGCATCCAGGAACGAATCCTGTGTAACTTCTTTTGCTTCCAGTGCATCCATGACATTCTCATCATATCCGCCGGCAGTAACCAGATGATGGATCACAACATTCTCTTTTTGTCCCTGTCGGTACAGTCTGGCATTCGCCTGCTGGTATAGCTCTAATGACCAGTTAAGTCCAAACCAGACAATGATGTGCCCACCTGCCTGAAGGTTTAATCCATATGCTGCACTTGCCGGATGTGCAAGTAGGATATCCATCTGCCCATTGTTCCAGGCCGTGATGCTGTCCGGATTCTTTAACTCCCCGATCCGAAGCTTGCTCTTTTTCAAAGCCTTCTGGATCCGTGCCTTGTCATGCTTAAAGTTATAAAACACTAAAATTCCTTTTCCTGCATTCGCATCGATGATCTCTTTTAAGGCTTCGATCTTCTCGCCATGCACCTCATGGTATATACCGTCTGCATCATAGACAGCCCCGTTGCAAAGCTGCAAAAGTTTATTACTTAAAGCCGCTGCACTTGTAACGTCAATAGTCTCTCCATCGATATCCGCGATCATCGTCTTCTCCAATTCTTCATACTGCTTCTTTGCTTTATCCGGAAGTTTGATATGGCGGACATTGTCGATCCGTTCTGGTAATTCCAGATAATCTTCTGCTTTCATGGAGATACAGATATCTTTGATCCGTTCATTGATCTCTTCGTCTGCCCATGTCCTCGGGTTGTACTCGTAGATCACATTTCCGTTTCTTGCTCCTGGTGTGAAGTAATTATCACGGTATCCGGTTAATGTCTTTCCTAGCCGTTCTCCTTCATCCAGAAGATAGATCTGTGCCCACAGGTCTTCCAGTCCGTTCGGAGTCGGTGTTCCTGTAAGCCCTACAATCCGACGGATGTGACTCCTGACACTTTTTAATTTTCGGAATCGTTTTGCCTTATTAGACTTAAAGCTCGACAACTCATCAATGATCACCATGTCAAACGGCCAGTCATTTTTGTAATAATCAACCAACCATGAGACATTGTCTCTTGATAACACCCAGATATCGCCGGGTGTGTTGATCGCTCTGATCCGCTGTTTGATACTTCCAAGGACTGGGATCACCCGAAGCATCTTTAAGTGATCCCATTTCTGTGATTCTCTTGTCCATGTATCTTCTGCAACTTTCTTCGGCGCGATGACAAGAACTTTCCGGACTGCAAACCGATTGAATCTCAGATCATTGACTGCTGTCAGTGTGATCACTGTCTTTCCAAGTCCCATGTCAAGAAACAATCCTAAGACCGGATCCGTGATCATGCGGTTAATGCAGTATCGCTGATAATTGTGTGGTACAAATTTCATATCATGCCTCTCTGTTCTAACTCTGCGATCTTGTCCAGGGCCTTGCCTGGATTCCATGCTTCAATCTCCCAGATCACTCGGTCAATATCTTTTTTGTTATCAAGAACGGTTGCATAACACCCCGTTGCTAAGATCTTACGGATCTGGACTTTCTGAAGCGGTGTCGTTTTCTCTCCCGGACGTTTCAATTCTACGAATCCAGATTTTCCGCCTTGAAGGATTACAACCCTGTCTGGTACTCCAGCATTGCCCGGGGATACAAACTTATACGCTATACCGCCGACCTCTTTTACTTCATCCCTGAACTTGGATTCTATACTGCTTTCTCTCATATCATTCTCCTTTGCTGTTAACGTGTTTACATATTGCCCTTATATATATACGCGTGTATGTACGCACATGGGGTACGTTATACTATTACCCTTTATATTTTATTTTTAAAGAACTTAATGTTAACATTGTTAACAATAGCTACAGCCATTGAATTTACTGGGTTTTTGGTGTTAACTTTGAATGTTTACACAATGTTATCTTTGTTAACAGCCATATTTTTTGAATGTTAACAACTGTTTGTCTTTTTACCCTTTGTTAACACGGATATACCCTCTTTGCGATCCGTACGGACCAACTCTTACAAGTTGTCTTCTTTCCCAACCTTGCATACAATTTAAGATTCCATTGATTTCTATAATATCGTGTCTTTTCATCTGCTTTAGATCCCCTCCGAAGCACTCACACCATACTTCAGCCGCACATATTCGGTCCCTTTCTACTAAGTAGCTCTCATCTTTTACTTGAAATTCGCTATTGAAAAAGGACTTTCTCTGCGCAACACTCTTCTGTGCCCAGTCTGTTGGAATCTTCTTCTCCAGGAACTCTCTGATCACACCTTCTTTTGGAGATGCTTCTCTGTAAGTTTCCTGCTTCTCTTGTGCCACTTTAGCGACATCTCCGGACATATACAGCGGCTCTCCTAACATCCATCTTGCCACCGCTTCTGCCCATACCTGATCAACTTCTGCCGGCAGTTCCTGAAAGATATTCTTCTTTGGTTTCTGTTTTCCGAGTCCAACTGGCCAGAATCTACGATTTCCTGTTCTGTCCTTTAAAAATTCTTTATCGTTCGTAGTTCCTACGATGATACAGTTTCGTGGGAAATTTGCGGTCCTGCGTCCATACGGCATACGATAAACGTCCTCTTTCTTACTTAAGAACTGTTTGACTGCATTCATCTCTGATCTGTTAAATCCAGTTAGCTCTCCAGCTTCAATGATCCAGTAGCCCTGCACCATCTCTGCTGCATCTTTCCCTTCAAAGGTACTCATTGAATCGGAATACCAGTCTTTGCCCAACATTGAAAAAAACGTACTCTTTCCAACGCCCTGCGCTCCCGACAGGATCAGCATATAATCAAACTTACATCCTGGATGCATGGCTCTGGCAACCGCAGCGCACAAAGTCTTTCTTGTTGCCGCACGTACATATTCAGAATCTTCTGCTCCGAAATAATCGATCAATAGCGTATCTAATCGTCTGACCCCATCCCAGTTAAGGCTTGTAAGGTATTCTCGGATCTTATGTCTTTTATGTCGATTTGCATAGATCGCCATGCCGTCTAATATCTTCTTTTCTCCTGTGATCCCGTAAGTCTTCTCCATGTAATGTCTTAATCCGGCATCATCTTCATCGGTCCATGCGCGATCCTTATAAGGGAACTCCGGATGAAATTCCCACGGCATCGGCCCGCAAACAGTTGCTCTGTTCGCAAATTCATCATGATATAATCGGTCCTTTAAGTTTGGATCGTTCTCCAGAATGATCAACACGTTATCGATCGTCTTATTCGGCATTCCTGTCTGTGAACTGCAGCTTAACTTTTCCATCCAGTCAAGATCTTCTTTTGATATATCCTGTGAAAATTCGGACTGTGCGCGTTCATATCGTTCTGCAGTAATGACTTTTGCAACATTTGGCTGTTCCATCGCAAACTCACACATTGCAGAAAAGGATGGAAGCCTTGTGATCGGCGTTCCTTCCTTTGATCCATAATCAAGTTCATAAAACTTATGGATCCGGACCAGATCAAATGCATTGCATAATCTTCCACCTGCAGGATCTGTGGCATGATGGCTGTATAAGAATAATCCATCCTCATATAACACGGCTCCGCCAACTGTCGAACCCTCTGTATAGGTATAACGGCCCGGATGCATATCACATGGCTCATAGATACCACCTAAGAACGCATCCATTGCCTGCTCTACTGTATAGGTCTTACAGAATGCACCGACGATTCCTTTCTTTTCTAATGGATTTCCCTGCTTTTTGATACTGCGGTCACGGAGCTTTACCGCTCCTGGCACTTCCGGCCACTGTGTGATATCTCTCCAGTTATCATATGTTGCAAGCATTCCGTCTTTACTTAAAAACGGCTTGTCTGCATAGCAGAATCGATACTGACTGTCCTTACTGCAGCTTGGCCAGTACATCAGCCGGACTGTTTCGAAAGTTGTCGGGTCAAAGATGCCCATTCCGATATACTCCGCGGCACGTCTCGCGATCGGCTCATATTCATCCGGAGAAGCTGGCTGATCCAACGGCAGAATGATTCGAAGTCGCGGTGCTGCTTCTTCATGCTTCCTGGTACTGTAGACCACATAAGAACAACCAAGGTTTTCTAAGATGCCGATCACCTCATCAGTTCCACCCGGTTTTATATGGTCGGCATCAAGCGTGATCAGATAGCGATAACCGGCATTTTCATTTCTTCTCTGTTCTCCGGAAAGTTCGCCACCGACAAAACCGCCGACGTCCTTGATCTCATCCTGTTTCGCTTTGCGGTAACCCATATATTCTGCCAGAGTCTCTTCTGTTCTGATCGGATGTTCAAGCCTCTCCACAAAATCAGACCAGTACATCTCCTGTTTCAGCCAGGTCTTTGATCTTCGGCTGCTTCCCGTTGATATTTTAATTTTTAAGTCATTCTGAAACATGCCGCTCCTCCTACTCTTTCTTATAGAAATCTCCTGTAAATCCATCTGCGTTTAATGGCAACCCTTCTGCCCATTCTGGGGCCTTGCACATCAGGTCGATGGCTTTCTCCAGTGTCAGATCAGAACCTTTTGGTACTTCTGCTATGATCTCATCATGGATATGAAAGTTGATGAGATAACCACCGAATAACATATTTCGGATCGCATTCGCCAGCAGATCTCTTGCCACTGCCTGTACAATATTCTCGACTAGTTTTCCACCGTACGTTTCAAGTCTCTGCCATTTTTTCGTTCCATCGATGCCCATGTATGTGATACTCTTGTTTCCCCATGCGTTCTCTCCGATCTGTGGATCTGGATAAAATAAGCATCGCCCAGAAGGAAGTTTGATCATAAAATAATCTGCATCTCTCATAAACGTGATCCCATGCTGGATCTGGTTTGTTGTTCCGAGTGTTACCGTCTCGATCGCACAATTCTCTACCGTATACCAGAAATCCTGAATCCGTTTGTTCGCTGTCCTCCATCGGTGTACGATATCCGGAAGTTCTTTTTCCGTAAGTCCCATCCTTAATGCTCCCATCTGGATCAATGCTCCGGTACCGCCTTGGTACCCGAGGGCTAATTCTGCGACCTTTCCTTTTGCCCTGAGTGCATATTCCGGATTTCCTTTTTTGATCTTCTCGATCGGTACGTTAAACATACTGGATGCCGAAGCCTCGTAAATCTTGCCGTGGGTACGGAAGACTTCCAGTCTCCAATCCTCCCCGGCTAACCAACTGATCACTCTCGCTTCAATCGCTGAAAAGTCTGCAACGACAAACTCATATCCCTCTCTTGGAACAAATGCTGTCCGGATCAGCTGTGAGATCGTATCTGGCAGACTGCCATAAGTCAGTTCCAGCATCGCTGCATTTTCCTGTTTTACCAGATTCCTTGCCAGTGACAACTCCGGAATATAGTTTCTTGGAAGGTTCTGGACCTGTACCAGACGTCCTGCCCATCTTCCTGTTCTGTTTGCACCATAAAACTGTAATAATCCACGGACTCTTCCATCCTTGCAGACCGCGTTTTCCATAGCTGTATATTTCTTCACGGAACTCTTGGCCATCTCTTTACGTTTCTTCAGAACATAATAAACTGCGGGGTTTGCTTTTACTTGTGGCGCTTCTAGCAGTTCATTCACTGCTTCTTTTCCTAACTTATCGATATCTTTTCCAAGCTGATCAGATAACCATTGTTTTAACTGTGCAACGCTGTTTGGATTATCGATTCCAGAAACACGACGGATATCATTTCCAAGCTTTAATGCTGCCTGATCGCTTAATTCCAATGCCCCATTGATCAGTGCAAGGTCCACCTGAGTCCCCTGTTGATTAATAGCTTGGTCATAATGCCAGTTGGTCCATTCCTGCGTTGGAACCGGATAATCCTTTAGATGATCCTCGATCGCACGTTCCACTTCCACATCTTGTTTGCAGTATTCTTTAAACAGGTTCCATTTCTCTATATCATGTTCAGGAAAGTTTCTTGTGCGTCCGCCGTTTCTCTTTGTAGGCCTGCATGGTACACAAAAATAACGGATCAGTGCTTTTCCAACTGCCATCTTTTGCTTCTCCTGTGGAAATCCTATTGCTTTCCCAACTCCTGCAAGGGATGCCGGATACCCACAGTAAAGAGAATGGATCATCGTACACTGCCACTGATCCGGCCAGATCTCATAGAACTGACTTAATGCATTGATCTCAAAGTTTGCGTTATGAGCCATCTTGATCGTTGCCGGTGCTTTCAGATCATTGATCACTTTTTCCGAAAGTTTCTCCCCCTGTGCAAGATCTATGATCTCAACAGGTCCATCATCATAGGCATAAGCAAACAGTAGAATCTGAAAGTCCGGAGACTGTACATACTTGTACAGCCCGGACTTTGCAATGTCTACACTACTATAAGTCTCGATATCGATATGCAGGATGTTTTTCTGCGGGATCATAATCCCATAACTCCGCTGCCATTGATCGGAGCCCCCGTGATCGGATTAATTCCAGTGACAGGATTCACGCTCTGCTGTGTGGCTGCAGCCTGTGTGCTCATCTGCGGAACTGCTGCGGCCTGGACATTTGCCTGTGGCATTGGTCCAAAGTCTTCCGCTGCGGTTGTTCTTCCTGTTAATGGGTCACCTTCTCTTGTCTTCTGGACATTGTTCAGTCCGCATCCAACACCTCTGTTTCCGTTTGTGTTATATGGGAAGAAGTTTAAAGAAACTCTTCCGTAGCATCCGGCATATACTTCTGCAGGATTTAAGATTGCCTGACAGTTTGCATCAACAACTTCCGGTCTCTGTTTACTGGATGCTGTCATAACCATATGTCCTTTACACTCTTCTCCGAATGGCTCTCCGTTTGGTCTTGTTCCATCTCCATCATGCATCGGGTTCTTCAGCATTGCCGGCATCTGACCATTGAATTTTGTAGAGACACCTTCCTGTGCTGCAGCCTGCATTGCTGCCTGGATCGCATTGATCGTTGCTGTGTCTGTCTTAGGGATCAGGATCGTCACAGAATATTTTTCTTCCTGTCCTGGATTGTTCGCATGTGGCTGAAATACGTGTGGAAATGAAAATCTTACTTCACCTGTTGTTACTTTTGTATTACTCATAATTTTTTACTCCTTTTATTTAAAATCTTCTGCTGCTGTTGTTTTCGGGTTATAGACCGGACGTTTATCGGATTCCGGTGCAAGCGTTGGCTTCCCATTTGGCTTTTGGATGAACTCCCCGCAGATCATCTGGAAGTCTTTCTTTCCGACCATCTTTTCAAGATCTGTCAGGGTAAGCTGCGCCCTTTCATACAGAGTTTCTTTTGGATATCCATTCTGTTCCAGAACATCCGCCATCTTCTCGTAATCTGTGATCATGCGATTGCTTCTGCCCTCAACGATCTTCCATCCTGGGATCTCTCCGCCATCGATCAGTTTTGTCTGTGCATAGGACTTTAATTTTTTATGCCAGGCAACCAACTGTTCTGCTTTTGCAAGGGCTTCTCCCACCTCTTCGTCTGAAAGCTCCGGTGGAAGCTTTGTTTCATAGGTTTCCAGAAGTTCCAGATTGTCATAAGCTCTCTGTCTGCAGTTTAAGACTTTGCAGAATCTGCAGTGTTCCCCGGAACGAAACTCTCCTTCTCCTTTGTAAGCTAATTCAGCTTTCGGTTTGACTACGGCATTGCCCCATGTTGTCAGCTCTCTTTTATTCGTTTTCCATGTGGAAAAGTTATTGAGCCTTGGCTGTACGATATGAAAAAAAATGTCCTCGATCGGATACAAAAATCCGTAAGCTTTTAATGCTCCTAGTGCATATAATCCCATCTGTGGGTTCCCACCTGCATTTACTGGGACACCTTTTCCGTATTTAAAATCGATGACATGCATGACCGTACCGCAGATCAGGATGCAGTCTGCAGTACCGAATCCATCTGGCACGTACTCATCAAACTCAACTCTTTTTTCCACTGCCATATATGGCTTTTCTGAAAGACTGTTGCTAAGTGTCTCCACATAGTCAACATACTGATCTGTGAATCCCTGCATCTCTTCCTGATACAGTTCATTCTTTTTGATCTTGTTCATTCTTCTTGTGTAGGTTCCGGTCTTTAAAGAATCTGCTGTCAGTTTTAACTCACAGATCTCATGTGCCAGAGTCCCTTCTTTGGTATAAGAGCTCTCTGTATCTGGAAGCTCATCACACAGTTTTGCGGAAGGAGTACAGTGGATCCACTGCACCGCACCGCTTGCTGGTAACAAAGCATGTTTTCTTTTCTTCGCCATCTTAGATCACCGCCCCAATCGCTTTGATCGCAGATGCAAACTCCCCATACTTCTCCTGTGGCAGATCCATCAATGTCTGTGCGCCTAAAGATGCCAGCGTATTCTGTACATCCTGCATCTTTCCGGCATCGATCAGACCTGTTGCTGCGACTGCTAACTGTTCCATTGTATATGTAGGCGTTGCTGTGGCTGTTGGCACTGGATTAACTGGTGGTGCAGTTGGTGTAGCCTGTGTTGTTGGTACGGGCTGTACTGGTGGCGTGCTTGGTACAGTTGTAGCTGCTGGCGCAACTGTTTCCGTTGGTACGACTGTCTGCTGCACTACGGGTGTTACCTTTGCTGCATCCATCTGTGTTTCCTCTTTGCTGTTCCCTGCTGCATTTGCCAGTGCAAAAATGGCATTTGCCAGATTATCAAGCCCTGTTACGTTTACGGTGATCTCCATTGTTATGTCCTCCTAATTTTTCTTTGTTTAATAGATACCCGATCCCTAAGATCTGAAAGATCAGGTTTGTATCAAGATCCTGTCCAGCTTTATGCAGCCGGACAAGAGTTTCAACCCTTTCATAAGATGCAGCTAATTCATCGTATACTTCACGACTGATCAGCAATCTATCTTCCTTCATCGTTTATATCCTTTCTACTTGTTTCTTAAACCCACACTCTGTCGTCATTCGCCACTGTAATGCTTTTGAAATCTCTTTATCTAAAGGATCTAATTCTTTGGACAATGCGTTCGCTAATACTCTCAGAGATGCTACGATATAAGGTAGTGTTCCTTCAGAAACAGGTGTTACACTATCTGATATTTTAAGAAGAATGTCCCTACATACTTCCCCAACAATATCGTTTACTTTATCTCCCTGATTGATTGCTGCACATTTATATGCTTCTTCTATTTTTTTTTCGCACTGTAATAAAAACTCTTTTGTCATTGTTCCTTCTCGCTTTCTGTGCTATAATGCACTTGTGTTAAACTATTTATATCCGCACCTTCTGGAGTTGTCGCCTCAGGGGTGCATTTTTCTTTTATTAGGTTTTTCACTCTCTGGTATGTCGCAAGTTCTCTTTCTAGCAAACAAACTTCCATCAAGCTACTTGACACTTGATTACGTCTCTCGATATTTCTATTCAGAATATCAGTCCACTCATCAATTTCTTTCAGAATCAGCGTTTCATCAATCATCGATCATCTTTTTCTCCTTTCATTGTTAATTTATCCAGCATCCAGTCCATCGCTCTTTGTCCGATTTTTGTCTTAGATAAAATCAAACAAATGATCATGCTGACTGTTACATATAAGCTAAACACCATTGCTGTTGCCATTTATGCTCCTTTCCTAAAGTCCAAAACGTTTATCGAAATAATTCTTCTGGATTTTTCCATGAATTGGCGACATAAATCCACCATCTTCTAATTCTTTCCGAAGCTGCCTAATTACCCGATATGCTGTTGATTGTTTGCATCCAAGTATCTTCATAACATCCTGGCAATCATACATTTCGATTTCTGTAACTACATGTTCCTGCATAATTAATCCATCTCTCATGTCTTTCACCTCCTGGTTATTTAGTAATCCATTTTAATTGGATTTCTTAGGTAAAAAAATATAGTCAATTGGAATACCATATAATTTACTAAGTTCTCTTCCTTGCGACATTTTCGGTTCAGAAGTCCCTTTTTCCCAGCTAACGATAGTTTGTTTTCCAACATGCATATGTTTTGCGACCTCTTCTTGTGTCATTTCTGCATTAACTCGTGCTGAAGCTAAAGAAATTTGAAATGGTACTGCTTTACCTTCATTCATCTTTGTCACGTCATCACCGCCTTTCTTTAATTTCTGTATTTATTATAAATCCATTTTAAATGGATGTCAATACTAAAATCAATTTATTTTTGACTTTTAGTTGCAAAAAATCAATTTTTATTGTACTATATTAATAACGAAGTGAGGTGATTTAATGTCAGATGAAAAGCAAAAGAAAATATTCTCTAAAAATCTATCTTTCTATTTAGAGAAATCAGAAAAAAGCCAAAAAGAGGTGGCTAAAGCTATTGGAGTTATTCCACAAACATTTAATACTTGGTGCACGGGACAATCCATTCCTAGAATGGGAAGCGTACAAGCTCTCGCTGATTATTTTGGAATTGGAAAATCTGATTTAATAGAAGAAAAATCCGATCAAGCCATTGAGCTAACTAAGAAAGATGAAAAAGATATCGCGAAACGATTAGAACAAACTCTTGATCAACTAGAATCCGATCAAGATGGACTGATGTTCTCCGGAGAACCTTTAGATGATGAAACAAGAGAATTATTAAAAGCGAGTCTCCAAAACAGTATAACCATCGCAAAAATAAATGCTAAGCAAAAATTCACACCAAAGAAATACAGAAAATAAAGGAAGTGATTCATTGGATATTCGTAAAAAAACAAACTCACTAAAGGAAAGATATGGTACGAATAATCCTTTTGACATTGCTAAGTATTTAGGAATAAAGGTTATATTTGAACCATTGGGATCCATTAGTGGATACTACAATAAACAGCTTCGTATGAAGCAGATACATATAAATCACGATCTTTCTGATCACGATCAGCTATTTACATGTGCACACGAGTTAGGGCATGCAATTATGCATCCTGATGCCAACACTCCGTTTTTAAGAAAACGTACTGGTCTCTTGATCAGTAAGATGGAGATTGAAGCAAACAAATTTGCTATGGAGCTTCTGGTACCCGATGAAACGTTCTTAGAGTACCAGGAATACACAACTGGTCAGATCGCACGTGCACTTGGATATAATGAAGAGTTGATTAAATTAAAATTAAAATAGGGAGGAATGCGTATGAAGAAAAAGTTTTTATGCATTGCATTGTCTGCAATGATGCTGCTACCAACTATACCTGCATCTGCAAAATCTAAAGTAAGTATTGTGCCATTAAAAAAGACTATTTATATTAACCAGACTTGTAAAATTAATTTAAAGAACAATAAAACTAAAGTAAAATGGACAGTATCTAACAATAAAATAAGG